TCATAAAACACCTCCGAATGCTGCTGCTAGAGATGCATCTGCCTGACCTCTAATTGTATTTGGACTAAAACTATACTGAACTCTTTTTATATTAGATGGCAACTTAAGCGCTTTTGCCATTGATACATTAAATAGTTGTTGGAATCCAGACCTTTTAATTGAACTATTTACTAGCTGTCCACTAAAAAATCTTCCATGTGCTAATGAAAATTGATTTCTAGATGCAGTTCCACCTGGTCTTTTAACTGTAACTGATTTTCCAATTGGCATAAAAACTGTTTGGCCGTCTGCTTCAAATACTAGACGCTCTGAATATTTTGGAGAAATTACTAGAGGGTTTCCATCTTCCATAATTCTAGCCTTATTTGCGAATACGTGCCTTCTCCTAAATTTAGATGATGCTGGAACAAATGATACTGATGGCTTAAATGAATAAGATATTTTAAAAGATAGGCCATCTTGAGAGCCAAGCTTTAGGTCAAATAACCTAGCTGATTTGTCTCCAGATCTACCCCATTCATATACATGGTGTAATGACTTTGGCTTGCTTCTAGCAAGTGCGTCTATGTACTCACCGAAGTCTTTATCTATCTGAGTAAATATTGTTTTAGAAAATTTAGATTGAAAATTTTTATTGTTAGTCAATTTAGATATTACATGTGCGTTATAGTATACATAGGCAGATATCTGTGCAACTGTAGAGTCTTTAAGAGCATCGCCTTTAGTCCCGCCCATAAGTCTTTCTAGACCGCTGGCAGCTTGAATCAACATAGCGCTATTGTCCAATTTGCTGATTCTCCGATCTACGCATTGCTGAGTTATATCCAATAGTTCTTCCGAATGGATCTGTTATTGGTGTAACTCCAACTACCTCAAATACAGTTGGTGTCTCTGTAGGAAAATTAATTTCTGTCCAAATAGGGACATCATGTTGATCTCTGATATTAGTAATTTTTTCTCTTGCAGTTAATCTATCAACTGTTCTTACCTGAATCTGTTGATCATTTTTATATCGATTATCAAATACCTGCTTGTCGCTAGATCTGGTTGTTGCAGAGTTGCTAATAACACCTTTAGCGTGGCAGTCTACGGTTCTCTGATATATCCAGGCCTTTTTAATAGCACCAGTATCAATATCCTGCTCATCGACTTGGCGGTATACATCCATTTTCATGGATAATACTGACTCGATAATTCCTTGCATCAGATCAATAAAACTTTAGAAAGGACATAGTCTGAAAGCAGTTGGTCTGCATACAGATTGCCCGTTCCAGAAGTTGCTCCACTTCCGTATTCAAAATCCCAGTCAAATGTAGAGATTTTGCTTACATACTTTTTACGCCATAAATTATCCTTAGAGAAAAAGTCTTGCATTAGCTCTATGGCTGCTGTTTCTACTTCATCTGGAACATCTGCATATCCAAATTCTGCAAATACCTTATATCTGTATCCTAGATTAAATGTTCCTGAAGAGTCATGTATTGATGGTGGCACCATACCGTTTGCAGTATATACCGTATTATCCATCATAGCTGCTCTATTTACACGAATTCCAAATCCGCTTTCTGTTATATCTAACTGATAGTTCCAGTTGTCGATATTATTAATATTATCTACAAGCAATACATCGTTTTCATATAATTGATGTAATGTATTAATCTTTGCTGGCAAGGCCAGGGTATCTGAATCAGATCCATATAGAGAATATACTTCATTGGTTAAATAGAATTTTTGACCTGTATATCCTTCTATAACCTTACGAGCATATCTTTCCGCCTCTGTAATTTGCTCATAGTTTTTATAATTAGGGTCTGAGGGATCATTGCCAAAGTCTAATGTGCCGTATGCCTGCGCTAAATCTACATATGGTTGAACCACATAAAGCTTGTGGCTTCTTGTTTGAGCAGATCCAGCTACAGAATAGCTCCATGTCAATTTTAAGTCTCTTGACTTATATGTTGCATTGACTGGAAGCGCTACTTGATATACACCAATTTCTGTTTCAAGCTTTTCTGCAGTAAGTGTATATAGTATTGTTGAAGGGTTGACTGGATTTACTGGATCCAAGCTAACATCATAAACGGTTACTACTGGAAGCGCATCAGCATCTGTTGGCTCGCCTCTCCAAAAGATTTTGTGCTTTACTGGGTTAGTAGACCCTATGTATAGTTCCATTTACTGCGGGGAGATTAGTGATAATAATCCTGTACTTCTTTTGGAGTAGCTAATCTAAACCCGTCCTCCTTGTCAAAAATTTGTTGAGCTTTGTCTTTGCTCATTGCAATGAATGGATGGTCTTTTGTAAAACTAAATCCCAAAATGTCATAACGGAAATTATCTCTTTCCATCTTTACAAGGACATCCTCTTCGGACTGCTCTTTCTTTTCATTTTTTACGACTGTTAGGTCTGCCATGTCTTCTGTCTCTTCTTCTAGTATATCTACGGTCTTTTGATAAACCGCCCAGGTGACTCCCTCTTCTGAGAGTGCTGCAATAATGTCTGCTTTATTTTTTAAATTGTCTATATCTACCCCGAAATCTTCGGCTATTTTTTTCAGGTCAGATACCTTTAGTGTCTCAAATGACATTTATTCTCCTTGTTCCGTGTAAATCAATTATAGCATTAAGAAATTAAAATGAAAAGCCCCCCAGGGTTACTGGGGGGACTTTTAATTGCAGATCTAAATCCTTAAATTAGGAAGCGACCTTAACGTTCTTTACAACTACCCAAGCATCTGGTTGCTCGATCTGAACGCCTACACGAGTATACATTGTGTACTCGATGGAGTCCTTACGTGGCCAGAAGAATCGGTATACAGTTACGTCACGCTTGATACCAATAACTACGTTATTTGGGAATGTCAAGTGTACGTCACCGTGTGATCCTGATGCACCTGTGTAATCTCCGTTTTGTGTCTCATTAAGTAGTGGAACCTCAACAATTGGAATACCAAATGCATATGGTGCTACGTATCCTGCTGGACCTGAAACTGGAGCTACGTCTCCACGGATAATGCTTGAAGCAATATCTTGTGGGTTTACGTTCTGGATGTTTCCAGATGTATTGTATAAGTAATCTTGGACCAAGTTTGAACCTGCCAAGAAGCGAAGGTCTGTACGACGTTGCTTGTACTTACGTGGCATAGCCTTTAGTGCTGCGTTGAATGTAGCACGGGAAATACCTGTTGCTACACCGTTGTCGATAACACGTCCTGTTGCTTTAGCCTTTGCTACAACACCTTGGAATGCAGACATTAGGTCTGTTCCTGTGCCTGTACCGTTAAGGACTACGTCCTCAATGTCGTTACCTGCCTGTGTTGCCATCAAACGTGCAATATGATCTTCTAGATCTGCACCTTCGATGTTGTCTTCTAGAGACTCAGTTGAAAGCTCCCAATCCAAGCGAAGCTTCTTTGTTGTTAGAGAAATCTTTGAGAAAGTTACTGCTGCATTTGCTGATGTATCATCTGCTTGTGCTGCAACTGTCATTAAGCGCTCTCCAACACCGATACGGTCAATTTCAGTGGTGTCTGCTCGCATGCGAACAGTACGAGCCACTTTACCGATAACGGTTGCGTCGAACATATAATCCAAGAATCGTGATGATTGCTCTGGATTTAATAGACCACCTTTTCCTTCGTTTCCACGATGGATGCCAGTGTCACTGAAAGCAGCGCCAACCATAGTGGTTGTCTGGGTTGTACCAGCGGCGACTGTCTTTTCTAATGTTTCATTGCTCATTATTTTATTTCACCTACCTTAGTTTAGTTAAAAATTTCCTGTACGGAACCGAGGAAAGAACCGTTCCATTTTGATTTTTTGATTGTTACTTCCTGAGACCCGCCAAGGTCTGAGGACTTCTTAATTGCAGTCTCTGATTCTACTGCATCGACACGCTTTTCTACACCATCAATCGTGCTCTTGATGTCTTCGACAGCCTTTGAAAGGGCTGCGTGTTGTTCTGCTAATTCTGAAATTCGAGTATCTACGCTCTTGCTGAATGTCTCAACAGTTTCTTTAATTGTTGAAACTTGAGCTGCGTTTGCCTCAGATGCTTTTGCAAGTGTGTCTGAGAAGAATCCCTTTAGATCACCGAGCATCTTTGCAAAATCAGGTTCATCAACCTCAACTTCTGATACGTCGGCTGCTTTTTCCAGAACTTCAGCAGAAGCGTCAACAGCTGGTGCTTCATCAGCAACAGTTGCCTCAACAGGTGCTACATCCTCTGCAGGTGCAGCTACTGTTGTCTCATCTACAGCAGCAGGAGTTTCTTCTGCTACTACTGTCTCTGTGTTTTCTGACACTTCATTACCTCCTTCTGCGTTTGCCTGTTTTGCAATTGTTTGTGTATCAGGCAACGTTAATCTTGATTTCTTAAATGAATCAAGAATTCTGTCTATCTCTTTCGACTTGTTTACATCGTTACTCTCTACCCATCCGATTAATGTTGCAGGCTTACCTGTAACTGGGGAGTCATATGATGCATCTTGTGAGATAAAGACTGAGTCTGAATCTTCACAATAAAAAATATTTTCTGTAACTGTCTCTGCGGCAATACCTTTAAAAATTAATTGTCCATTCATTTTCTGAATAGACAAAATATTGCAAAGCTCGTTTGCTGGTGAGTCTACTACCGATAACTCGATTAGTGAATACTCTTTAATAAATCTTACAGGCTTACCTGTTGACTTATTAACTTCATTTTCCGCCTCAACAATTTTTCCACCGATTGAAAATCCTTGTAGAGTTCCATCAAGAATCTTTTCCCAAGTATCCTGAGCACCTTTTGAAATATATGCATCTACATATACTCCGCTATAAAATTCTTTTGTTGCTGGATCGTAAAATGTTTCTGGCTTAAATGAAACCATTTTGCCAACTGCTGTTGGTCCATGCATCTCACGGATATTACCACGGAAACTTTCAAATGCCTTTAGGCTTGCTTCTGCTGTGACAACATCACCTGTTTGATCTAAATTATCTAGTGTGGCGAATCCAGAAACTGTGCGCTTTTCACGATTAACTTTCGTGAATGGGACAGATAAACTGATGTTATCGCCATGCGAAGACCATAAAGATTTCTCAATATTCATATGCTTAATTTTATAACGTTATTGTATATAAGGCAAATAATGGTTGAGCAGGACTACTCGACTTGTCTTCCCTCGCCCTGTGGGTTTCTAGCTTCCCCTGAAATATCGGGAGCATTATTTTCTCTTTCTTGATCCCGCCTTCTGCTATTTGCGGCCTGTGACCGAATTTCTGCCTGTTGCTGAGGTTTTAAAACTACAACCTCATCTCCACTGTCTAGGGGAACCATGCCTTTACGAATTCTAATTTCGTTAGGAGTAATTACCTGCATTCTCAAATAACGCTCATCAATCTTAGATTGAGCATCTTCGTCAGTAAGAGCCAACTCGTTGAATTTAATTTCTAGAGCATCTGTCATTTCAGAAATAATTCTATTTATTTTCTTTTCAAGAATATCTTGTGCTGGACGACAAACCTGCTCTTTAAATGTCTTGTCTGCATCTCGTGCTGCTGCTAAATTAATTCCTTCTGGAGTTCCAATTTTATTAATTGGGGTTCTATGGGCCATCAGAATTTCATCACGGTTCATCTTGCGATATGTATTAAATGATGAGTCCTGTGTTCCCGCCTCGACTGGGTCCATCTTAAATTCAACCTTAGAGTCTGGTGAATCTGCAGGAAGTGGAATATATAAAGATCTGTGATTTTTTCCTCTTAGACCAACCTGGAAGAATTCTAGAAGTTTTCTTTCTGATTCGCTTGAAAGCTTTGCACCCTTTACGGTGATAATATATCTTGGAACTGCTTTATTCTCAAAGTAGTCCAGGTTGTACTTTCCAGCAAACTCGTTTCCAGCCATAGCGTTAGATGCTGCTACGATATCTGGAATTCCATAATAGTTATTTTGTGGGGTATATTTCTTTACATGAATAATTTCATTAGGACGCTCTAGTCCGCCTGCAATTGGGTTAGGAGTATCTTGATCTCCGAAGTTACGGAAGAATACTGCCTTGCCGTAAAGCAATTGAATGTATCCATCACGCAAACGGCGTACACGCATAGTCTTTGCAGGAATATGTCCGATATATCCTATTTTGCCATTTGTTGTTCTACCGATTTCAAGATAGCCGTTTCCTGTAGCCTCTACATCTGTATAGAACTTAATTAAAGTCTCTTTGAATGTTTCTTCCTCATTGCAATCTTCTAGCCATGAGTGTAGGTCTTGACGTAATCTATTTAATTTACGACGTGCTCTTTCTAATTGCATGTCGCTATCAATTCCGTCCATAGCTTCAACTGTTTTACGAGTCTCGATAAAATCAAATCCAAGTCCTACAATGTTTGCAACTTTAGCATTAATTGCTGCGTAGTTGTATGGAGAGATTTCATATACTTGTGATAAATATTCTAAATTGTATGGTGGCTCAATTAGGTCAAACATTGCATAACCAGTAATTGCTTGAGCAAGTAGGTTCTGCTGTGTTCCTGTTCCGTCAATGCCTGTAAATCTTTTTTGCAGGTCACGATTCATTTT